CAAAGAAATCATATTCAGTTGCTGTCAGTCCACGATTAATACCATTAACAGGATAATGATCATATTGTGTTGCAGTAAGTTTCAGATCATCATATTCTCGTGCTGTTATTCCATAGAATATTCTGAACACATTTGCAAGTTCATTCAATGCATCCTGTATATTCATTATTATACCACTTATAGGTGATATAACCAATACATTCTGAACATCTGGAATCTTTTTCAAGAATTCTTCAAGTTCATTTTCAACCCAGAAACGCAACTGAATGTTGTTTCTTTCAAGTTCTTCACGGAACAACTGCAACTGTGTGTTGATCAGATTCATCAGATATGTTTGCATGTCTGAAATCTGCTGCCGCAATTCAATTTCTAATGCATCAATTCTGCCATCTACGGATGCAAGTTTTTCATCAACTTCATCAAGTTTTGCATCCACATCTGCATAAATTTGTGTTTGAAGTTGATCAAACAAGTCCATGACAGTCTGTTCAAATGTATCAATCACATTTTCAAGTGCTGAAATACGATCATCATATTCTTCAACCTTGACATTCAGTTCATCACAGTATGTTTTCAGTTCATTGTAGTTTTCAATGACTTCATTCAACTTGTATGCAACTTTGTACAGCACTTCAATATATGAAAGACTGTCATCATAAACAAGCGGCAAAACTTTCTGACAATAGAATTTGAGTTTGGTCAAGTCTTTCATGTCTTTTTTCTCCTTTCATTTTAATATAGATTAAAGAACAAGTCCTGCAATTCTTCTATGATCATCATGTCAATGTTCAAAAAAGTTTCTCTGAACTTATTCAACAATTCACTATATGAAGTAGTTCCCATTTTACCCACCATTGTATTAACATATTCATCTAGTGAATTGAATCTTGTGTTGTTTTCACGATCATCAGACTGTGTTCTTGTGTCTGAATACGTGTTTGAATTTGTTGCCTTTTTTGCATTTGTCAGATATGTGTCATTTTCTATTCCAGATACTGCACCTTGTGGTGTGTCACTGAATTTATCCCATCCTGTTGATGATCCTGTTCCAGATGTTGATGTTGTAGAATCAAAATCATCTGTTGCATGTCCTGTGTCATTACGTTCACCTTCATGGGTAAATGTATAATCAACATCATGAAAAGGATTGAATTCCAGCAATTCAGATTCATACAACTGATTGTAATAAGGCATAATTTCATTCAATTTTGTATCAAGTTTTAATTGCCAAAGACCAACACTTTCAAATGCAATTTCCCTTGTATAGTAGTGTTTCAGAATCTTTGTTTCAAGAACACTTCTATATTGTTCATCAAAGATTGGAAAATTAAAATTGAAGATTGATGAAAGACTTGCTGCAATGATTTCATTCACACTATTCTGACCAGCAGATTCTGTCAATCCTGCTTTTGCTTCACATATATATCTGACTTCAGTTGTGTAATTACTCATAGAAATCACCACCTTCTTCAGATTCTTCAAATGTTTCACGTGAAACATCTTCAAAACTTCTATCAAGTTCATCATTGTATCTGACAGAAACATCAAGACCGAACATTGTATTAATTTGTTCACATGCTTCTTCACGTGCTTTTAGTCTTGAAAATCTTGAAGCAACAACACCACCTTGTGTTCTTTGAACTTCATCTTTTATCATGCGTTCTTTCTTATTAAAAGCAACATTTGGAATTCCCAAATATGTCAATGCTTCATTCCATATCTGAACTTTCAGATCAGTCAATTTGTCTGACACATAAGGTGCGTCTGTCTTTAATACCATTATACCATTTTCATCAAGATTTTTGTCACCAATAATCACAGGTTGATTTCCTTCATATTTCATATAAACATTTTGAACAGTCAACCTTTGATTTTCAGTTGTCTTTATCAACACAGGTGTTTTCTGTGCATTGACATTGACATCAATTGTTCTGTCAATGTTTGTCAATCTCCATGCAAACATCAAAATATCATCCACACTGTTGCAGTGGATGTAATTATTCCAAATCAGAACACTGTCCTTTTCTGTCATGTTTTTATTGTAACCATTTGTTGCATATGCCCTGCGTTCAACAGGTATATTGTAGACATTCAACTGTCCACCGATTGTGGTATTCAACGCAAGATATTCACCACCTTTTGACGGATTCATATCAACATCCTTGAAAAATAAACACATACCACGTTCAAACAGGCACATTTCCAGAAATCTTTTGTCAATTGTTTCTGGTAGATTTTCCCATGTGAAACATGTGATTGCAATTTCTTTCAGTCTGTTATACCATGCATTGAATGTTCTGTTGTTCACCAAAGCACTTTCCCAAAACTGACTGTCATAATTCTTCTTTTTGCCAATTGCACCAAAGAAGTCCTTCATTTTTGGCATATTATTGTCCTTCCTTCCTTATATTATTATGATGCAATCGGATTGCTTGAATAATCACCAATAGTGTCAGTGTGCCAAAGTGTCACACCTGCATTGAAGATTTTTTGCAATCCTGCATTTGCATAATTTGGAATATTTCCATGCACTTCACATTCTATGGTCTTCAGATAGTTGAAGTTTGTTCTTGAAGTCACATTTGGAACTTTATTTTCTAGTACTTTATAACCAAATCTAGTAAAGAAATCATCAATGATCTTTGCATATTCTGGTTTGATATGATGCTGAATGAATTGGAATCCTATCTTTCCATATTGCCAAGTTGCCGATCCACTGCCGAATGATCCACCGATTGACTTTCCGTGAATCTTCTGATATTCAACATCAATCTGCAGATTTTCAGCCTGTGTCTGAAGATTGTTTGCAGCAATATCTGCTGAAACTGCATTTCCAAAAAGACCAGCAGTTGCTGAAATAGCACTTCCGACAATACCTGCTTGTGCCTGTGCAGGTGTCTTTGCTGTCATTGCTGCTGATGCAGCACCACCAACACCACCAGCAAGTGAAGAAATTGCACCAGAAACATTCATGATCGCTTGATTCTGGATTGAATTTTCAAGATTGTTTAGTGCTTTCTGACCTTGTGATGCTGCCCATGCTCTGAAATTATCAATAGTATATGCACATTTAGGAAAGTCATTCTTCAAAAGTGCATAATTCATTGCTTCAGATATTCCTTTATAATTCAAAGGAATCATCAATGCATAAGGTGCACCACTTCCACCACCTTGACCACCTTTGAACTTGAACTGAATTGCTGCTTGATTGAAATCTTCAAAGTGATACATTTCAGAATTTCCGCCATAATCGTCAACAGTTAAAAAGTTATAAGGATAACAGAATAACTTTTTATTGACAGGTGTGTATGATGATCCCCTGTGTGAATATGTCTGTGAATATGCGGTGACTGAAATTGTTGATGTACCTTCACCCATAGACATATGAAGTGATGCAACTTTTTCTGGCTGATCATCATATGCAGAAATATACTGATTGATTGATGCAGCATCACCAGAAACATACAGTGTTGGTGTATAGATATTATCAAGAAACCTTCCTGTCTGACCTTCTTCAATAACTGAAAGTGTGCATATCGGTGTTGCAGTGATTTCATTTAGCATATGCTCAACTATATCACCAATGGGAAGATTTTCCTGCACAGTATGAAGTCCAACAGTATCATCTGCCACATGTTCACGTTCAACATAACAATTTCCAAGTGAAAAATCAAACAACCATGTCTGCAGCAGATCAATTTCAAAAACAAGTTCTGTAACTTCATTATTTATATATTCCAGACCTGTGATGAATGCATAAAACCATTTATTGCCAAAACCAGAATTCTGAAAAGCACAATAATTGCAATCAAACAAATTTTCTGCATTTGTAGGAACACGAACAGCACCTGTCTGTCTGACATAAGTAAAGTCCGAAAAAGTGTACTTTTGTTTAGATGCAAAAAATGATTGCTGTTGTGCTTGACTTCTAAAATATCTGGTATCCTTATATGCATTGTTCCAAGGCACATTTCTGAACACTTTGAAATTAGATTGCGGTTGAATATACATTGATGCTTTCCTTCCTTTCTTCTATAAAGGCAAAGCACCAACACAATATGTGTTGATGCCCTGCATTATAGGAGAATCTACGCAACAGTGATTGTTGCAGTACCTGCCTTTGTTGAATCATAAGTTGATGTTGCTGTGACAGTGATTGATTCTACATCTGCATCAGCAGGGATTGACAGTTCACCATAGATGTTGATGGTCACACCTGCTGCCTTTGCAGTTGAATCAACAGACCAGATCACTGACTGCGGTGCAAAGTTTGCTGTAACAACAACAGCATCAAGATTCAGTTTCTGACCTTTTCCAGATGTTGCTGTTGCAGGTGATACAGTCACAGATGTGATGCTAGGTTCACCAGCAACAAAGACAATGCTGTTTGCAAAAGGTGACATGCTGAAAGTCTTCCATGTATGATAGAAATAATTCCAATATAAACCTTCACCATTGTAGTTTTCAGTGAATTCAAACATATTATCAAAGATCATGAAGAAATTCTTGTCAACTAATACAGCAGGAATTGCAGAAAGTGCTGCGATCTGTGCATCAGTGAGTTCAACATAGGTATCATCACCATCAAAAATTTCTGCAAGTCTGTCTGTGTCAAGATCACCAAATGAATCACACAGAACACGATTACCAAGGAATTCAGCCTTTGTCATGTTGAATGCTGATGCAAGAACTTCAACATCCATTGTTGCATCAAAATCTGCATCAACAAGAAGATACTGTTCTTCCTTTGTGCTATGAGTCATAACACCTGCAATATTATACTTGTTTGACATGAATTCAAGTTTGTTTGAAACTGACTTCAGTGTTGAAGCAATTGACTTCATGTTTGCTGCAGAAACCTGTGCAATCTCCTCAACATATAATCTTCCGTCAAGAATTGCCTGTGCTAACATGTATTTCATAACAAGGAATTCATCATAGTTTGCTGAGGTGTAAACAGATTCAACAATCTTTGCAATAAGATCAGTCACACCATCAAGTGACAGAAAAGCCTGTCTTAATTCACGATCCGAAACTGTAACCTTGTAAAATTTCTGATAATTCATTGTGTGGAATGCAGCACGTACATCTGGTTTTTCACGCTTGAATACTTCACTTTCAGCAGTGTGCTGATCAAATGAATGAACTTTTGCAAGATTAACAAAAACATCTTCAACTGTTTCACCATATTCAAGAAGACCTTTCTTGAAGAATCTCCAAGGATTTTCATATGACTTTGATGTTATGATAACCATTGCAATCCTGTTGACAAGTGCTGACAGGAATTCATTCTGCAGGTTTGGCATTGACATGATAATGTTTCCGATTGCACGTATAGAATCAATGTCTTCCGTTGCTTCTGGAACATAATCACGATAGTTGTGTGTTGCATTGTTTCTGATGACATTTAAAATGTCAACAGTATTTGCTGCAAGTTTTTTGCTTTTAGGCTGTGTAGGCATAATTTTATCCTTCCTTTCTATTTAATCAAAAAGATCATCAAACTTTTCACGTGATACTTCTTCATCACCTTCATCTTCAAAGTCAACATCTGTCTTGTCACTGTCAGTGTCAGCAGGTGAAAAGAATCTTTCCCTATACTTCCTTGCCCAATCTGCCATGTCACGATCATATGTTGCTTTCAGTTCATCATACTTTCCTTTGTAGTCTTCTTTGACCTGTGATGCAAGATCAGAATATGTGTCTGTCATGTCTTCAATGAAAGATATATCTTCCGCTTCAACAGAATCACCAATCCTGTCCTTGATCTTTGCAAAGAATTCTTCCTTTGATAATACTGCCATATTGATTTTCTTCCTTTCTTTAGAATCTATATTTGGTGGTTAAATAATGGGTACATATAAAGTGGCATATTATGCACTTCAACTGTTGGTGCAGGTGGTGTTGGTGGAATTGGCGGATCTGGTGGTGTAGGTGGCACAGGCTGTGATCCAGAAAACGCATTGTAGATTGAAACACCATATTGCCATCTGGCATGTTCAACTGCTGCACTTTGGTCTTTCGGATTTTCAAAGTCATGTAGTACAACATCTGATGCTGTTTTGATATCTGGTGTATTCACCAGAACTGACCACACAGACGGAAAACTTGTTTGCAATTCATGCACCAAAAAGTTCACTGTTGGTGTCAGATCACCAATATTTGATTGACCAACATAATCAAAATATGATTGTTTCCTTGTGTAATATGTCCATTGTGCAAGTCCATATCCTATGGAATCATGAACAAATGTATATTCTGATTTTGTTCCATTCTTGACTGCGTTTGTATAGTCAAGTGAAGGCTGGTAGGGATAACCTGTATAATCACCCTGTTTTCTATATGGGATCAAACCGCTTTCTGCGTAAAGATTTCCCATCAGACCAGCAACACCATATTCATTTCCTATTGCTGACACCAGCATTGACCAGATTGTCTGGCCATAAGGATCAAAAGCCATAAATCACATATACTTTCTAAATTGTTCAATGTTACCATTGAATAAATCTTCATCAATTGGTCTTGAAGTGAACTGCCATATTGCATATCCTTTTCC